CTTCGTTGGGATCAACCTCGCCGAGAACGAGCACTCGATACTTCTCTTGAACCTCCCATCCGAACGAGAGGGTGTTCCGCTCCGCCTCGGATTCGTCCAAAACGACCAGATTGAGCACCTGAGGAACCAAGCCCTCCACCGTGCCGTCGTCCCAGTTGATGAGCCGCTCGGCCGCGTAGGTCGCGATGTAAGGTAGGTCGCCTCCGGAGGTTGGCAAGTCGGCGAGAAGACCGACACGACCCGTGATAAGCTGCTCTTCGTTGATGCGACGGAGAAGCTGAGGCAGCATCTCGCCTTTCGAGGACGTGATGTCTTTCAGTTCTTCCGGAAGCTCAATCTTGGGAGGTTGCGAGTGCATCATGCCGATGGCTGTCTGCACCGCTTCACGAACGAAGTTCGGGAAACGGCTTCTCTTCAGGTAAGCGTCATAAGCCTTGAATCCCGGCTGGTTCTGGTTGTCCATGCCGTCTGCAATCTGGCCGGACGTAGCGGGAAGATATAGCGTCCGCTTGGACTTCACCTGCCTTTGACCGCGATACGCGTCGCGCATGAGGATCCAGTTCTCGGACTGGTATCCGTATTGCGGATGCTTCTCGGCCAAATTCGAGGTTGTCATGCGGTTTCTCCGAAAGAGACGATGGACTCCACCATACTCCAAGACGACGGAGAATGCAAGCGCAAAGTTTTCTCTTTAGTAGTGGCCTGTTGTGCTTCCCGAACTCGTGACATTCCCAGTCGCTCGCACCATGTATCGAGTCTCGTCGGCGTTGTGATCCTCGGCCTCGGTGTTGACGTCGTCCGGATCCTTCTCATCTCTGGGCAGGACTGGCACACAGCGAATCCAGTTATCGCATCCGTCGAAGATGAAGAGTCCCGGTCGCTCTCTCGGCCCAAGACGAGTCGGGTGAGCGTTCTTGAGCATCCGTCGCATCTGGTCCCATCCGGTGACACGAGATCCTGGTCGCTTGTCTGCCGGAGTCCACTTCACGCCGTTGTAAACGACGCCGCTGTCCAGACGAACCTTGTTCTTCATATCGGTCGCGATACAGTTGCCGTTCTCAGCGCTGAAGATCTGAGAGTCTGCCACTCCGGTCTTCACGCGGCTCCATTGAGGATAAGCAGGATCGCGCCAGCCCCACTTGAGCTCGCGCTCCACGATACCACGTGAGATGTCCGAGGCGAGCAGGCGGAGACCCTCGTTCGGTTTCCCTGTCCAACCATACCACTCGCCGACTCGGAACAGATCTCCGCGAATCGTGCTTCTCCAGTTTCCGTCCGGCAACTCGACATCTTCGCCGTTGCTGATCGCCCACCATCCTACAGAGAATGGCTTTGACGAGCCCCAGTCGAACGAGCGAGTGATTCGCCAGCGATCGGGGATGGCGAACGGCTTGACGATGTTGAAGTCCGGATCCCAAACGTCGTCGAACATGCCGCCCGCGACGATGTCCCAGGATCCCTCCAGCCACGCTTTCTTCTCAGCTTGGTTCCGAGCCGACGCGGCGATCTTCGCAATGTAGTCCGGATCGCTCTCCAGCAGGATCTTGTTCTCTTCCAGACGTGAAAAGATGGAAAGTCGCGCTGGCTCCTGGCGACCTTCCTCGTCAATCAGATCCTTGCGAACCTTCATGTTCATACGGTCCGGCAGGAAGCGGGCTTTCACCCAGTTGTGACCAGGACCATACGGGTTGGTCGTCGCTCTCACCATCCTGGGCATTCCTGGCGTGGAAGAACGACAGCACGAGAACATTCGTTTGAAGCCGACATCGGTCGGCCAGTTGCAGAGTTCCTCCCAACCGATCCACGGATACTCGTGACCGTGATAGTTCCAGTAGTCGTCGTCCTTCTTGAACTGACGCAGGAGAAGCTGCTCTCCCGTAGGCCATGTCCAGACATGCTCACTGTGGTTGAACTTCGCCTGCGGCCAGATCTGCGGGAACCACTTCTTCGTCTTCGTGATAACGTCGGTCAGCTGCTTGTATGTTTGACGGAAGAGGATTCCCTTCCATGCGGAACCGAAACCCCTTCCGGTGAACATGCCGAACGACATGAGGAGACAGTCGGTCTTGCCGCCGCCTCGGGTTCCTTGGTATAGAACCTCGAAGATTGGAGTGCTCGCCAGGAAGGCTTCTTGCGATCCGGCCTGTGGCCTCCAGATGACATTGTCGGGAAACTTACTCATTCTCGATCCACCCTATGCGTCCGCCCCACGAGCCGCAACACGCGCACTGAAGACCGGGAAAGTCCTCTCCCTCGTCGTATCGCACGACCCACGTCTTATTGCGACAACTCGCGCAGGCCAGTCTCTTCTCTTCAACCGGAATGTCCGGATTGTCGAAGGCTAAGAACACGACCGAATCACTCATCTTCAAGTCCCAGACTGACGATCCTCGCTTTCGCCTGTTCCAGAATCCACAGAGCGTCTTTGTTGCTCATTCCTGAGGATCGCAAATGGAATTCTCCCTCCTCCGAATAGTAGAGGATGAGGACCTCCTCCGGGCTTTCTCGCCGAACGACACTGATTGCGTCGTCAGCGGTCATATTCGAGTGAACTCCCAATTCTATAACGTCTGCCGCCATGACTGCTCCGATCATTCCGAGGGCTTTGAGAGTCTTCTATAACACTCTCTCGTCCGTCTGGCAAGTCCGGAGTTTCTCCGACACGCCCAAGAGGAGCGGGCGCGCGACGATGAGTCCTCAAAAAGGGTAAAGGCGATCTACGTCTTCTGTCCTCCCTTCATCTTGGGATACCAGCCGAATGTCCCTGCGAACTTCTTCAGCTCAGCCTTCGTTGGATACGTGTCTCCCTTCGCCGAGTTGCATCGGTCGCAGGACAGCACGATGTTCTTCCAGCCCTTGGCTCCGCCTTTTGGACTGGGGCACGAAATGGTCCCGAGTGCAGTTGGCCGAGGTAAGCTCTTCATCACAGAAGTAGCACTGACCTCGTTGCTTCTTTAAGCGCCTCCTGAACGCGGGCGATCGCGGGTTCCAGAATCGCCCTTGTATAGCGGTCTCCTCTCAATTTTTGGTTTTACATGATCCCTCAGCTCTGGGACAGTGTCGGATGAGCGGGGGCCACCCTCCCCCGACGTTGAGTCGGCCCGTTGATGGGGTGGGGTCCGGGGATGACGGACTCCCGGAGGAGCCCGTCGGTCCGTCGTTCACACTGCCTTGGCAGTGGCCTCGTCGCTCTTGCCGTTGGCCTTCTGCCATGCCGCAACCGCTGCGTCATACTCGGCGTCGGTCGGCTCACGGAGGGTCAGGTAGCCAAGCTCAGCGTAGAAGGTCACGTCGCTGGGGATGAGTCCTTCCGTGGTCTTGCACTCCAGGAGAGTCATCCCCTCCTTGTAGAGGTGGAACCGCTTGACACAGTTGCCTTTGCCAGGATGACCCTTGATGCTGTCGATGACCCGGAGCATCTTGCGCTGAGGCTTGGCCTTCTGAGGCTGAGCCGCCAGACCCTTGATCGGCTGGCCGGAGGTGTGCTCTGTCACGCCGACGCCGCTCTTGGCCTTGCGTTGCACGTTGCGCCGTGCGACCTCGATGGGGGTCTGTGTCACCTTGGCGTCGGCCTTGGCCTTGGCAGTGGTGGTCTTGCGAGTGGAAGCTGTTTTCGTTGCGTTTGCCATGATAGGCTCCTTTTCTCTGTTAAGCGGTGGCAACCCCGTGTTGCCTTACCGTGAGTTGAATATGGCATGTCCCAGTGCAAATGTAAACCCCTAATTTTCGCTTTTTGTAAAAAACTTTGACTTGCGTCTGTCTGCAAGGAGTGCTATATATAGAGCAACACTACGAAAGGACACGTTATGATTCGCCTCGCCAAAGTCGCCGTTCTACTGTTCCTGGCAATCTCCTTGGGCTTGCTGGCTCACAGCATCTGGCTTCTGCTGACAGCTGAACATCTCTGTCACTTCTGCGGCTGACACCATACATGACTGATTGACTCGGGACAGCCCGAGTCCACGGGTGACCGGACCTTCGGGTGGGAGCGGCTAAGGGGAAAGACTGGAGATCTGTCGAGCGCCCTCAGCCCAGAGGAGTCGGGAGTTCTCTACCGAGAGCCAGACGGTTCTCGCAGGAGAAAACGTGACAAATGAATCTTAAGGTCTGGCGAGACCTACAGATTTCAAGCACGAGAAAACGTGATAAATCAATCTTAACCCCCGAGGAGATCGTTCCGAGCCGACGGTTCCGAGGAGGCCGTCACTCTCCGTCCACCTCGGTGGCCTCGCCCTCGATAACTTGTCCGTCGGCGAACTTCGCCTCCCAGTCGTCAATGGTGGCCACGTCGGCAGGGGCGACGAGGACTCCACCCGACACATTCACGTCCATCTCCTTCTTGTCCCGATATCCCTCGTCGTGCTTCCGGAGCTCCATCTGGATAAGTGGGATCGGATAGATCTGTTCTTCGCCGACGATATTGCCGTTTCGGTCGTAGGTGACTTTCTTCGTTCCGTTGAAGACGAGGTCCTGGTGGTGAGCGATGAGCTTGGCTCGGTATTCCTCTTCGGCCGCCATGCAAGCCTCGGCGAAGTCGTCGTCTTCTTTCAGGTGTCGCTGGTATGTCGCTCGAGTGAGCCCCCCCAGATCGTGACTGGGAAAC